TAACTATCGAACATGGCACAGTCGACAATATATAGCGCCGATGAAGAACAGGCGCTGATGAGTAACATCTGGTCGCCATTGCTTAAAGATGACCCTCTCGCATTTGTACTCTGGATGTTCCCGTGGAAGCAATCGGGAACACCACTCGAGAACTTCGCAGGGCCGCGCAAATGGCAAAGGGAGATCCTGACCACTATCGCGAGCCATGTCCGCGCCAACCACGGCAGGGTCGATTATGAGATGCTGCGGATGGCCGTGGCCTCCGGTCGAGGCATTGGCAAGTCAGCACTGGTAAGCTGGCTCGTGATCTGGATGATCTCGACCAGAATCGGTAGCTCGGTCATCGTCTCAGCGAACAGTGAAGCGCAGCTCAGATCGATCACATGGGCCGAGATTACGAAGTGGCTGGCGATGGCGATGAACAGTCACTGGTTCGAGATCAGTGCCACTCGGGTCATGCCAGCGGTATGGTTGACTGACCTGGTGGCAAGGGATCTGAAGAAGGGCACTCGTTACTGGTCAATCGAGGGGCGGCTATGGTCTGCCGAGAACCCGGATGCGTTCGCTGGGTTGCACAACAATGATGGTGTCATGGTGGTGTTCGATGAGTCGAGCGGCATTCCAGATCCAATATGGGATGTCTCACAGGGCTTTTTTACCGAGAACACGCCACACAGGTTCTGGTTCGCGTTCAGCAATCCGAGAAGGAACAATGGATTTTTCTATGAGTGTTTCAATGCTAAAAGGGATTTTTGGGAAACTCGTCAGATCGACGCTCGGACAGTTGAGGACACTGCCAAGCAGATTTACCAGCAGATCATTGATGAGTACGGGTCAGACTCGTATCAGGCTCATGTCGAGGTCTACGGCAGTTTCCCGTCCGAGGGAGACGACCAGTTCATCCCGTCTGGCTTGGTGGACGAGGCGATGACGCGCCCTCGGGTGAAGGACATGGGCGCACCCATCGTGATAGGCGTTGACCCGGCTCGGTTTGGTTCGGACTCGACGGTCATCGTGATCCGGCAAGGGCGTGAGATCGTCGACATTCGACGATACCGGGGAGACGACACCATGACAGTCGTTGGGCACGTCATCGACGCTATCGAGGAGTACAGTCCAGCACTCGTGGTGATCGACGAGGGTGGTGTCGGGGGTGGCATCGTTGACCGACTCAAGGAGCAGCGATACAAGATCAGAGGTGTTAACTTCGGTAATAAGTCAAGGAACCCGCTGATGTGGGGCAATAAGCGCGTTGAGATGTGGGGCGCTATGAAGGAGTGGTTGCGGACAGCGAGCATCCCGAAGGAACGACTGTTGAAGGCCGACTTGACGGCTCCGAAGGTTAAGCCCGACTCAAAGGGTACGCTGTTCCTGGAGAGTAAAAAGGATATGAAGGCTCGGGGATTGGCATCGCCTGATGCCGCAGACGCGCTAGCGGTGACTTTCGCATACCCTGTAGCCCACCGCGAGGCTCGCGTTGATAAAACCCCACGCCGAGCTTATGATAGATCAATAGCTTCAATTGGATGGATGGGTCACTGATGGGCGAAATGGACACTGTTGGTAAGGTAGCAGATGGTGGCACCTCGAAAGAGGACATGCTGTCCACGATGCGGAAACGCTTGAACATAGCCATTTCTGCGCTTTCGGACAGTCGTGAGGATCAATTAGACGATCTCAAATTTTATTGCGGGTCTCCAGACAATATGTACCAGTGGCCCAGTGACGTTCTAGCCACTCGCGGCGCGGTACAGGGACAGACGATCAACGCTCGCCCCACCCTCACCATCAACAAACTCCCTCAGCACGTTCACCAGGTCACCAACGACCAGCGCCAGAATCGCCCATCGGGTAAGGTCATCCCCGCTGACGACAAGGCTGATGTCGAGGTCGCTGAGATATTCAACGGCGTAGTTCGTCATATCCAGTACATCTCGGACGCTGACGTAGCCTACGACACCGCCTGTGAGAATCAGGTGGCGTATGGCGAAGGGTACATACGAATATTGACTGACTATTGTGACGAAGGCAGTTTCGATCAGGATATCAAGATCGGACGGGTTCGCAATAGCTTCAGCGTCTACATGGACCCGTTGATCCAAGATCCTACGGGTGCTGATGCCAAGTGGTGTTTCATCACTGAGGACATCACTAAAGAGGAATACGAGTACCTGTATCCCGATGCTGCGCCGATCAGTACCCTCCAGACCCTTGGTGTAGGTGACCAGCAGATCAGCCAGTGGATTGGTCAGCACACGGTCAAGATTGCCGAGTATTTTTACGTTGACTGCAAGAAAAAGAAGCTGAACTTGTACCCGGATGCCAGCTCCGTGTTCGAAGGTACGCCTGAAGACAAGCAGTTGAAGGCCATTTATGGTAAGCCGATACGCACTCGTGAGTCCGAGATACGGAAAATCATGTGGTGCAAGACCAATGGTTACGAGATTCTCGAGGAACGCGAGTGGGCGGGTAAATGGATACCTGTCGTCCGTGTTGTCGGTAATGAGTTTGAAGTAGAGGGTCGATTGTACGTCTCTGGGCTAGTTCGTAACGCGAAAGATGCTCAGAGACTTTACAATTACTGGACATCTCAGGAAGCTGAGATGCTGGCTCTGGCTCCAAAAGCTCCATTTATCGGGTATGCGGGTCAGTTTGAGGGTTATGAGCTTCAGTGGAAGACTGCAAATACCAACAATTGGCCCTATTTGGAGGTCAATCCTGACGTTTCTGATGGTCAGGGTGGTGTTTTACCACTACCTCAGCGTTCCACCCCTCCGATGGCTCAGACGGGGCTTATTCAGGCCAAAATGGGCGCATCTGAGGACATTAAGAACACTACCGGTCAGTATGATGCTTCACTCGGTCAGGAGTCGAATGAGCGGTCTGGTAAGGCAATTCTCGCTCGCCAGCGTGAGTCTGACGTAGGCACCTATCATTATGTCGATAATCTGGCTCGTGCGGTGCGTCATGTCACCCGGCAGCTCGTTGACCTCATCCCGAAAATCTACGATACCCAGCGCATCGCTCGCATCATCGGTGAGGATGGTGAGACCAAGATGGCGAAGATTGACCCGACTCAGCAGGAGCCGGTTCGCGTCATTCAGGATCAGAACGGTGTCACCATTGAGAAGATCTACAACCCGAGTGTAGGTAAGTACGATGTAGTTGTCACCACAGGCCCGAACTACGCCACCAAGCGTCAGGAATCTCTTGAAGCGATGGCTCAGTTGTTACAGGGTAATCCAGAACTTTGGGCTGTTGCCGGTGACCTGTTCGTCAAGAACATGGATTGGCCTGGTGCTCAGGAGATGGCGAAACGGTTTGCCAAGACCATTGATCCGAAACTCACTTCCGAAGCAGATGAATCTCCCGCACTGCAAGCCGCGAATCAGCAGATTCAGGCGATGGGTCAGGAAATGGAGCAGATGCACCAGATGATCCAGAATTTCAGCAAGTCCATCGAAGTTCAGGAGCAGATACGGAAAGACTTCGAGTCGCAGATCAAGGCGTATCAGGCCGAGACTCAGCGCATCAGCGCCACGGCTGCCGGGATGACTGAGGAGCAAATTCAGGACATCGTGATGGGCACCATCGCAGCGGCGTTGGACACTGGCGACCTGATCGGTGGCGCACCTCACCGTGAGATGCCGAATGAAATGATGGAGGCTCCAGAAGCTGTTCAGGAACCAGGAGAAATGAATGAAATGCTCTGAGTTTGTCGGGATGTTGTTTCTGGCGCGGGATGTAGCGCACAGTGTCCACCTAAACACCCGTAGTTATGCCAAGCATGTGGCACTGAATGAGTTTTACACCGAGATAGTCGTACTGGCTGACGGATTTGCCGAGGCTTATCAGGGTCGTTATGGGTTGATCGGCCCTGTATCGCTCATGTCAGCCAAAAAGACTACCAATATTGTCGAGTTTCTCAAGAACCAGCTTGAGGAGATTGAGAAGGCTCGGTATGAGATCTGCAAAAAGGACGATACCCCCATGCAGAACCTGATTGACGGTATCATTGAGCTTTATCTCTCGACACTCTATAAATTGAGGTTCCTCGCATAATGGCTAATTACAAACAACTCAACGCGACCACTCAGGTCAAAGTCGGCGCTGGTAAACTGTACGGTATTGCGGTATCGGCCACTTCCAGTGGTACTTTGACGATTTACGACACCAAGAACTCGAATACCAGTGATCCGAAAATATTCAATACCATCACGCTTGTCGCTGGTACGACTTATTTGAGTTTCCCTGCGGGACTATACTTTAACAACGGTTTATATATCGTCCTTGCGAATACTGCTGAATTTACAGTAGCATACGATTAACCGTATCGGTGCGGTTCACCGAGGAATCTGAGGATTCAACATGAATGAATTAGCGGGTGAGAACCTTGCGCCAGAGCAGGATGTGACGGCTACTCCTGAACCTGAAGCTTCTTTGCCGGAAACCCCTGCTGAAGAGGAAGTCGAAACCAAACCTGAGCGAACTTTCAGTCAGGAAGAACTCGACAAAATCGTCAGCAAAAGGCTTGCTCAAGAGCAACGCAAATGGAAACGGGAGCAGGAACGGCGTGTCGCTGAGACACCACTTCCATCTGAAGCACCCTCTCTCGATAACTATGAGTCCAATGATGCCTATGTTGAAGCATTAGCTGAACACAAGGCCCAAGAACTCATCAGGAAGAGAGAAGAAGAGCGTTACCGCTCGGAAGTGATTGACGCTTATCACAATCGAGAAGAAGAGGCGCGGGATAAGTACGACGACTTTGAAGCTGTCGCTTACAACCCGAATCTCCGAATCACGGATGTGATGGCTGAGACAATCCAGTCTTCGGATATTGGTCCCGATGTGGCTTATTACCTTGGGTCTAATCCAAAGGAAGCAGAGCGCATCTCCAAACTGTCGCCCATCATGCAAGCGAAGGAGATCGGTAAGATCGAGGTGAAACTCTCGAGCGAACCGGTCACAAAGAAAACCTCTAACGCGCCAGCACCGATTGCGCCTGTGACAGCTCGTACGTCTGGATCACCCAGTTACGACACTACTGACCCACGTTCCATCAAGAACATGTCAACGTCAGAGTGGATCGAGAGAGAACGGGAACGGCAGATCAAGAAGCTGGAGGCGCAGAGATACCGCTAACTTAAACATATAGGTAACACAAGTGAGTAATTCACTTCTTACAATTGACATGATAACCCGTAAGAGTTTAGAAATTCTCGAAAACTCCTTGGTTATCTCCCGTAATGTGAACCGTCAGTA